GACAGTCATGTCTACAACTGTTGGTGATCCTAAACTAGATGATATTGATTGACCAGTTAAAGTAATAACTTGATTAGAAGTTTGTCCCCAGGCACCGCCACCATTCCAGGCTTGTGCACCCCAACCTGTTTTTAAAGTTGTTGCTTGGTTCCAATTAGCCTGTCCGTAGGTTAATCGGCCCCATCCTGAAGTTACCGACATGGTCGGCCTCCTATGCTAATCTGATTATCGCGTTACTTGCGTCTGCTGCAGGAAACTCAATTTTAAAAGTTCCATTACTTGCTGTCTTGTCACCACCAAAAGCTATAACTGCAACAGCATTAGTTGTTCCTGAACCACCGTCTGTTGTTGTGTTATAAATTAAAGCTCCGTTTGCAGTGAAAGAAGCTGATGTATAGGTTACATCATCGAAGTCCGTAAATGCAGTTGTTGAAGATAATGATACACCATTATTTGATAAAGTTGCACCACCTGCAGAATATGCAGATCCTGATGTATTAGATATTTCGTTTGTAGTAGCGTAACCAGTTGTGCCTGCACCTAAAGTTGCAGAGCTAGTAAATAATGCTATTTTAAAAGTATGCCCACCTGAAGACTCAAAGCTGTGCTTACCTTGTAAAAGTTCTTGTTTAAAACTAGAACATATTGCTGATGTTATTGCCATAATTTAATCTCCTATGGGTTTGCTGAGTTTATTGGTATTCTAACTGCTCCGTCTGTGTAGTCGTCTCTTCTTCTTCTACCAATTTGCTCACTAGCAAACTTCTGTACCTCTTGTTTATATTTATTTTCATATAAAGTCAACATATCCATTGGGCCTTTTAGAAAACCATATGTTTCTGCTAAACAACAATATAACAGTCCATTTGGAAAATTAAGACTAATATAGTTACTTTGATTGCCAGACTCTAAAGTGTCTGGTACTTTATTAAAATGCACTCTAAACCTATATGTAGTATTTGGTGTAGGAGCTACAAATATTCTACCTGATGTAGTGTCTGTATTACCAGTTGCACCACCAAACATGGCGTAATATTTAGGTTGACCTTGAGCTGCGGAGGTTCCTGTCACATCCTGATATTCTTGAAGATAGGTCATATCTTTTTTCTCTAGCCATCTATTAGCTCCCGTAATGGCTGATCCATTAGTATCGTAAACTTGTATACCTCTAACAAATAAACATCCAGCAGGTGCATTTATAGATTCTTGACCTGCCACAAAATTACCTAGTTGTTGTTTTTTATCTGCATCAATAGGCACATCTCTCATTATTCTATATTGTGAATTAAGAATTATATTTTCTAAAATATCTGTTGTTAAAACATTAGAATCTACTTCCGTATAATTTCTAATTTGTGTAATTAATGTATCATAAGTTATTCCTGCCATTATGCTACTATCTCCTGACAAGCTAGACAGCTTTTTCTAAATCTTAAATGACTTGGACAATGTTCTGGTTTATAAACTGGAACGTCTGGCTCTGGTGTTTTTAAATATAATTCTGCATGTTCATCCATGTCTTCTGGACAAGAACATTGTTTTATAAAAAATATTTTACAAAGAAAATTTTTAATTAATTTTATCATGGTGTTATTGTAACAGGTCCTGCTGAAACTGTCACCCCTCCTGACTCCTCTGTTATTGTTGCATTTGTTCCTAAACTAAAAGTATATTTATCAGTTGTGGTTACTGTTATACTAAATCCTGAAGAGTTTTCATAGGTTGAAAAAGGCACGCCCCCAGGGCTTCCGTCTACGTTTCTAAATCTTACAGTATCACTTGTAGACCTACCGTGATTTTTTTCTGTGACAGTAACTGTCTGAGATCCTGAAGTTGTAGAAAAAGGATTGTTTAATAAAAGATTTGGACTAGCAGGTTCTGTTCTACCAGGTCTTACATGCCTTAATGAAATAGCATCTGCACTAGTTGGTTTTGGTTCTAATTGTGGTTGCTTTGGTTCATACTCTGAAGAATGAACAAAAGAACCATTCCATTCTCTTACCATTTCTCTGTAAGGAAATTCCATACCTGATCTATCAGATATTGCTTTTGCATATTTACCTGTTGCGTATTTAGCCATTATGCTCCTGGGTAGTATGCTTTTGGTGTTATGTGTGTACTAGATGCAGAACCATCTTCTGATAAGGCTCTTTGAAATTCATCTTCATACACAAATTTCATCGGTTGCACTAATTGTGGATTATATTTTTGCGCTAAATAATAAGCGAGTCCTGACACCATACAAGGTACAAATCTAAACGGAACATCGGTTGCATTTGTATAGTCACCTACATCTTGTATTCTTTTTATAAAATAAAAGTGCATATCTTTAGACGCATTTGTAGAGTCTGGTGTCGGATAAATATGTATTCTAACTTTATCAATAAATCTTTCTACCCAATATTGATTAGGTGTACCTTTTGATAATTTATTAGAAAAACCTGCATACGTAGATCTATCAACTTTAGTCATTGGACTATCTGATTGATTAGTAGCAGTTCTATTTGATCTTAACTGTGCTTCAAGGACATCGGATATACCAAATACACTGGCAGGGGCTGTGGTAGTAGCGCTCGTACCATCATCACTTGATCTAAAAAAATCGTAGTCTGATTGTCCTTCAATTAAATCTAAATTAGTTTCTCCTATTTCCCAATAGTGAATACCTCTATTACCCCATTCTTGAAATAATATATTTAGAGTTCTTCTTGCAGATTTTAGTTGATAACCAGCAACATTTTGTAAACCAATACGTTCAAAAGCTTCCTCTACTATTTCATCAATAGCAAAAGTTTTATCAAATGTTGTTGTTCCCGAAGTAGTATTAGCCATTTAAACTCCTACGACTCGTAAATTTTAGTCCACTCACAAACGATTGTTCCTGTATCTCCCGCTGTACAAGCTGGTAAAACGACGTTTACATCACCAGTAAATCCACTAGCTTCTGTGTTTTTTAATCCACCAAAACTAGAGTAATCATACTCCATTTCACCCGCTAAAGTTTGGAATACAACGTCTGTTGTTGCATCCCATTGCATTCTGATTGCATCAGCTGGTGCTGTTACAGAAACATTAAAACTAACTTTATTAAGTCTTACAGTTTTGCAAGTTTTACCATTATTTGATGCTAGTGCAGAAACATCAACTATTTTAGTTGTGCTTCCAGAATTATCAGAAACTACGTTGTAGTGAGTGATAAGTTTTTTTGCTCCGTCAAATACAGTTGTATTTAATACTGTGTCTGCCATGTATCCTCCTTTTAAAGAGCGCCTGCATCACCAGGCGCTCCGAGTTATTTATTAACTATCTGCAAAAGGTGTTGCTTCAGTACCTGTACCGATCAACACTGCTTCTACTAAATATACATTATCTTCAAGTGCAGTAATTGTAACTGTGCTACCTTTATCTCCACCTGTAGTTCCACCGTTCATGCTGATAACATCGTTAGATGCTGCTGGTGCAAATGTACTATTAGTTCCATCTGCTACGTTTACAACAGTTGCGTGACCAACAAATTTGTCAGTTCCATCTGTTTTAATATCGCAATCAGTTGAGTCTGTGCCTACAAAAAATTTGTAAACTGCACCTAAGTGGTTATTCACGTTAGGATCGTTGTCTCCAGCTGTTCCGCCTTTGCTATCTGCTTTAATTGTTGGAAGTGTGATTGCACCATCTGCATCATTTACTTTAATAACTTTACCTGCGTGTGCAGCAAAAGTTAAAGTAGTTTCTGCTGTGATGTTTACAATCGAATCAGGCCCTGCAGTAACAAATCCTCTTTGAGATTTTACTGGTCCTGAAAATGTAGTTTGTGCCATAGTATTATCCTCCTAGTTACGTTCATACAGTCTCTAGGCCGTCGACTATACGCGTCTGCATGAACTTATTTGTATAGTGATTAATTTATATAGTAGATTTGAATAGAGCGCAAGAGGGCCTGCAATGTGGATTAAATTTTTCCAACGATGTAGCTTTTTATTAAGTAGCTACAGAAACTTGTGGAGCCGCATCCTCTAGTTTGTTTTGCTCGTGGGCTTTTTTAGCCTCGGCAAGTTTAATATGGCTAATTACTTCTCTGACTCTTCTGTCAATCTTAACCATATTGAGAGTATATCTACCCTCTTTAAGGTGCTCCTGCTCCCACTCTAGATCCAGACCCTTCTTCTTTGTGTATAGGTCGTTTAGATGTGCTTGCATCATTTATAACCTCCTCATAGGTTATTCTATTTATCTTGGGATCGTTCATTTCTCCAAGATACTCCCATTTTATATCAGATTTTCCTAGCCTGTCAACTATGGCATTTTCTATATCTAACGGAAGATCTAGAGACTCTATAACAAAATCAGCATGATACTGATATGCATATATTTGTACTCTAAATTGTCGTGGGTGCATTTTTTCTTTCTATTATTAAAATGAGGCGGGATTATGTCCCGCCTCAAAATATTGGTTATTACGCACCTTCTACACCGAAGATACCTCTAGGGTCAGATACACCAAATGAGTATCTTTCTCTAGCTTTGTATCTTACGTTGCCAGTGTCGAAATCACCTTCCATCGCAGTTGTCAATGGAGCTCTTGTGAACATTTTCATACCATTTGGTACGTCTGTAATGATGTAGAATGCATCAGAGTCAGTTAAGTAATTGTTAACTCTGTATCCTTGCGGAACCATACCCATAGATACGATTGCATTGATATCATTATCAGCTGTTCCAGTTCTACCTTGAGACTTCATAAGTCTCTCAGCTGTAAACTGAAGCTCTGATGGGATAATCATTTTTACCCCTCTCGCTGCGATTCTAAGACCTCTTTCGTCAGTCATTTGAGCAATGTCAATCATTGACTGCTCTAATGATGTTTCGTTAAGATCCGCTTGAGTAGATAAAGTGTTCTTGAAAGAACCCGATATCGTTGTGTGCGAAGTGTTAAACAGAGACACACCATCACCTGACTTAAATGTGTTAGTTGATGGTAGACCATTAATTAATGGCTCTACTGCTTTTACTTGTTTCGCATTGCTCATAGATCTTGCTAAAGCTTTTGTGTATCTAGCAGCAAGTCTATCGTAGAGGTTATCTTCGATAGCTTCTTCTGTGATAGCAAATGCTAAAGCTACGGTCTCGTGAGTGTAACGAGCTGTGAAAGTTTCTTGTGCTTCATCAAAAGAGACTCCGCTACCTTCGCCTTTCACTTGTGCGTTTCCGAAACCAGATAACATTACTTCTTCTTCAAAAGCTCTGTCACTGTTTTCGCTAGTATAAATTTCAGCATGCTGATTTTCATACCTTTTATATTCCAGCCCAAATAGTGCATTCAGGCCAGGTTCTAGCTCTTTAACTAGCTGTGATCTTGATATTGCCATAGTCTAATTGCTCCTATTAATTGTGGCCGTTGAACGAATTTAGATTCGATACAACGATTACAGAATGTCTAGCTGCAGTAGCATCCTCATTTTCAGGATCCTCTGCTGATCTTAACAATCTGAATTGTTTACCGTTAGCTGAAGTAGTCGCTATGTCTAGTGTAGACGATGACTTACCAGTAGTATCGCTACCTGCTGATGCGTTCATGTCATACGTTTCTAGAAATGTTGTTACTCCAGTTGCATCATCCGCCGCAACCACGTATTGCTGGAAAGGGTTGTCTATTACAAAGGCTGTTGTGTCTTCACTGTTAGCTGGTGTAATAGTTGCTTTGTAGAAGTTCGAGAACGTTGGCTTCAAAGTTGTAGCCGCGTTAAAGAATATTCCGTTCAAAACACCTAAGATATCTGCAGCAGAACCGTTTCCGCCTACTACATAACCGCTAGAGATTTTAACACATTCACCATTGTAAATAGTTGTGCTGTGGCCAGCATCGATTTTGTACTTCCCTTGACCTTGAATAGATGGTGATCCACCTAAAGTGCCAGCTGGGATAAGTCCAAAACCTTGTGTGTTTCTATTAGCCATAGTTTTCTCCTATTCCAATGTTAGTTTTAATCCGATGATATTTAAAATTACTTTTTAGTACCACCGAAGGTTACACGAGACTGCCTCTCAACATTGATTGGCATCCTCTGGTCTTGCTCCTTCATTAGATCGTTTTCTACGGCTTTGCTTCGATCAACATGACGATTAGTCATATAGTCTTGTCTCTGCTTCGCAATCTCTTCGGGTACCTTCGCAAGTAGAAGGCCTCCAACCCCAACGACTCCCTTGTATTTGCCTTCTTCGACAACAGGATAATCAGATGCGTTTTCGACTTCTTCGGCACGAACTAATTCATATCCTTCTCTTAATCTTCCAGATATGTTTTTCGTATCTTGAAATCCAACGCTCTCCGCTCTTATCCATCTATACCTGAACCCATCAGGTGCAGGGGGTGCATCTAGAGCTGACGGATGGACCCAAACTTTTGGTCTTTCAGTCTTTGACCTAGTTTGACTCGCACGAGAAGTTTTTACATTTTCTTTTTCCATACGCTTATGCCTCCTTCGTGGTTTTTAATTGTTTTGCGTACTCTTCGAGTGGCACTCCTAATTTTTTAGCTATTGCTACTTGAGAAGAAGTGAGTCTCACAGTCTTGCGTCCTGGTTTTACGCTTCTATTAGCTGATGCAACCGTTTGCACGGGAGCGGACGTTTTCTCTGCACTATTATTACCGAATTTAGCGGGAAAGTCAACTTTCATTCTTCGATCTATCTCTTGATAGTATTCGTCAGAAGTAGTGTCATAACCTTCACCTTCTAGATCTTGATGGTGTGCTATAGCTGTATTAGTCATGGCTCTATCAGTTCCAAACCATGTGTTCTTCACAGCCCAAGCCTCTGCCTTTGGATCTGGCATCGGTGTTAATTGTTGCTGATTTTGTTCTGCGCTTCCACTATTAACAGGTTGTGCAGGTTTCTCGTTTTTAATCTGCTCCCTGTTTTGTTTCGCTTGTTTTATTCTAGCATTCTCAAAAGATAGTTCTGCTATTCTTTTGTTAGCTGCGATTTGAGCTTTAGCATCTGATGTTTCTATAGCTGCTGCAAGTTCTCTTTCTGCAGCCTCTAGTCCAGCAGTTATGTTTTTTTCAAACCTATCTAAATTATCTAAATCTGATTTTTGAAAACGAGACTCTGCTTCTTGTCTCTTTTGTTCAACAGATCTAGCATATTCGATAGCAGCTTGCTCTCTTCGCTCTGCTTCTCTCATCTTACGAGTAAGCTTTGCAATTCGAGACTGAACGCTTTTACTGTATTCTTCTAATTTATCGTCTTCCTTTTTTACTTGTTCTTGTTTCGGTGCTTCTTGTTCACTGTCCTGAACATCCAGCTGCTCATCAGATTTCTCAGATGTATCAGCGGACTCAGTATTGTTTTCAACTGTTTCATTTCCTATCTCCACTTCATTTTCTTTTTTATCCTCTTGCAGATCTATTTCTGCACCAGGGCCCGATGTGTCGATATCAACAGTCTTGTTTTCTTCTGGCATAGTTATCCTCCTATGTTAAAACTCATGCAAGATGTCCTCTGGACTATCAATTGTTGCTAACACTTCATCGTCGTTTAGCAGACGAATCTCGCCCCCATCTATTTTAATTCGGCTACCTGCATAACGTGCAAACATAACCCAATCATTTACCTTGCACCACGGGCCTTCTGGATATCTCTCCTTATCCCTATAACAATCTGGACCCATGGCTAGAACTAAACCACACTGAGATGCAACTTGTTGTTTTTCTAAAGTTGCTTCAGCGAGATGTAGTCCACCTTTAGTTTTTTCTTTCATCTTGAAAGGTAAAACTAAAAGTCTCCAACCTGTTGGTTTTGGAATTTTTCCTTTTTCTTCTGATTTTTTTAAACCAATTAATTCATTGTTTGGTTTTAATATCGACGACTGTTCCTTCATTTTTTCGCTCCTTATCTTCTAGCAGGTTAGAGAGTTCCTGTAGCACTGCCTCTAGGGCAGCTATTTGTCCTATTATATACCTATATTTTTCCATACTGTCAATGCCTCCAGAGGTGACTGATATGGATAAAGCATCTGTTCTAGTTTTTATAAATTTAATTAGCTTTGTTATTACGGTTTCTAATTGCATCTTTACCTTTCTTAAAAATTGCAGCGACTTTGTTTTTACCCATAACTTTGGCACGCTGTTCTCCAACAGTTAATATTTGAATTTTTCTAGCAAACGGTTTAGATATTTTTTTAACTTTCGCCACCGTCTTGCGCGCATCCGTCGGCGTAGCGAATTTAATCGAAACTGTGTCTCTGGGGTTTTCATCAGTATAAAGACGACGCCCATATTTTTTACCAGGATGTTTACCTGTTCCTTTTTTTGGATCGGCCATTTAACATTTCCATCTTCTGCGAGCCTGTCTTAGTCTTGAGTTAGGATCTCTAGCAGCTTTAGGAAACTTTTTCATTTGTCCTGCACTTCTCGCACAGAATGATTTACGTCTTTTGGCAGCTTTAGATCCTGGTTTGACTTTGCCAGTGACCGCTGTTTTTAGTTTAGAGCCAGGGTTTAATCTTCTGTAAGCAGCGACCCCAGCCTTTGTCATACCTGCTCCAGACTTCGTTGATCTGAAGTTCTTTTTATTTCTTGCAGGCATTCTACTTTGTTTTCTCAAACCATGCCTCCAAATCCCATTTTCTTTCTCTTAGTAAATGTTGCAACGTTAGTTGGTTTACCACCAACTCCTTGTGCTACAGATCTTTTTCTAGAAACTGCTGATCGTCTTTGACTTTCTGACATACGTCTTGCTTTAGCAAGTGGGACGCATTTTGGATATTTACGTTTTGCATCTTTCTTTTGTTTTGATCTCCCACACTTTGAGAAAGATCCGTCTTTCTTTTTACTTCCTATGTCTACCCATTTTTGGGCAAACCATTTATCAAGACCATTCTTTGCCATGACATTAAAATGTTTTTGTTTTTTTTGATCTATCCGACATGATAGCACCGCAACCTCTAGCGACCTTGCCACCTTTTTGGTACATCGGTCTCATCATGCCACCACCCATTTTTTCAGCTCTTTTCGAACCTCTTGTTTTTGCAGTGTATCTACTTAACATAGTAATTAGTTTACTTCTTTGATTCCCTTTTCTTCCAGTGTCAGCTCCACCACCTTCTTTTAAACCTTGTCTTTTTAATCTAGATGTTGCTTCCATTAAACCACCTTCAGCTTTGCTTCCTCTAAAATCTTTTCTCTTTACACCAGACGGGTCTTTGATTTTACCTGCACAAATTTTACTAGCGTAGGCGTTAGCATATGCTGACGGGTACACTTTAAATTTTCGCTTCGCTGCGGCTTTGCCTCTTGGACATAGTTTAGTCATTATGCTCCTACAAATTTTTTAATTTTTTTAGATGTTTTACCAGATAATTCTGGTAAAATTTTACTTGGCTTTTCACCTTTTAATAAGGTCGTAAATTTTTTGCCTTTGTGTGTAAATTCTTTTTTACCCATTTTTCTAGCAAGTTTAAAAGCTGCACCTTTTTCAGAAAGTTGTTTACTAGTATCTCCAACACGAGCTCTTTCTCTGTCAGACATTCTTTTCTTAGCTGCTTTGACTTCTGCAGCTGTCTTTGTAGAATATTCTAGTTTACCTTTTTTAGATTTATCTCTAGTAGATGTAAAAGTTTTCTTACCTTCTTTTTTAGCTTTTGAAAATTGTTCGTCAAAAGTTGGTATAAATTTTTTTCTAACTTTTCCAATTGTTCTTTTAAAGAATCCAGGTTTCTTTTCAGATTTTGTAGTTGTGGTCATAGTAGTTTTAGTTTTTACTCCGCCTATTCTACCACCTTTTTTATATCCTTTAGGTGTTACTTGTCGGTTGTATAATCTATTTGCCATTTACCTTATGCTTTTCCTTTTTTTGAAACTTTTGCTTCGTCTCTAGCTCTAGCTTTTTTAACTTTTTTCTTGGTCATATACTTTCTCATTTGTGTAACTGGAGATAGACCTTTTAATAATTTAAAAGTTTTAGGTGTTTCTTTCTTCATTATATCTTTAACTTCTTGTTTAATAGAATACTCAGGTTCTATGGCTCCACCTTTTTTATATCCTTTAGGTGTTACTTGTTGATTGTACAATCTATTTGCCATTTACCTTTCCACCTTTTTTCATGTAGCCCATTTTATTTCTGACTTCAGTTGGAAGTTTAGATAAACCTTTTTGAGTTTTAGGATCTACAGGTTTTAATGCGCCACCAGCTTTAAATCTTTTTCTACCCTGTTTATTCATCTCCATTATTTTTTTAATACCAGGATAGTCTTTTGCTTTACCTGTGCCGATTGCAATTTTTTTAACTTTTGGTTTTTTAGATGGCCCACCTTTTTTCATCATAGGTCTTTCCATCATCATCATTCCGCCACCCATTTTTTTGGCTCTAAGTTTGTCCATGGCTTTTTTCCCTGCCAAAGCTCCAGCTCCAGGTAGAGTAAATTTACCGACCATTTTTAAAAATTTTTTAGTTGTTGCTTTTGTTTTTGGTTTAGCCTCCATTGCTTGTTTTTTTGCAGTTTCGGTTACCCCACCACCTCTTTTATATCCTTTAGGTGTTACTTGTTTATTGTATATTCTGTTTGGCATTATTTTTTACCTCCGCCGTTTCTCCATATTTGTGTTCCCTTTATACCATAAACGCTCGCAACTACAAGGATCCATAAATTTGTGAACCAGGTCGGCAGCGTTGCGAAGTATTCGAAGAACAATTTAACTTTATCCATCGCAGTTGGGTCTTCACTTATGACTGCCCAA